AGGATTAACTACCCGTAGTCCGTCTTTGTTGCTGCCGCCCTTATCGAGAGCAACAACGTGAGCTACGTCCTTGCCATCTCCCTTACGAGCTTTGCCAGCCTTCATCATCTTGGCACGGGCTGCATTGCGCATAGCGCGGTTCTTCTTTTGCTCTTCCGTGCCGCCGTACAGCTTGTACTCGCGCTTGTAGTTGCGGTCCTCAGGGTTCTTGTACGGCATCACTTCCTCCGGGGTTTCCAGTGGGGGCATTCTACCACAGGACACCAGCCACATAAAGGACCGGACTTGGGATTAAAAATGCCGTTCTCCATCGCATCGTTGAGCCGCTCCAGTTGTTCGTCGAAAACTGAAAGGTACTCGTCGAGCTTCTTCCTTACATGTACTTTCTTAGGGAACTCGTTGGATACGACGTACAAAAGCCCTGACTTAATCTCTTCGACCTCAGGATAGTGGATGAACACCGCTCCTGCCATCAGGTCTAGCTGCTTCATGTCGGCATATTTGGCGTTCTTGCCCGTCTTATAGTCGAGCAGATGTGCCTTCGTGCCATTGACAATCAGCAAGTCGATGATGCCTCGGTACCATACGTCCTTAGTAAAGAAGCTGCATGGCTCGAAGCCACCCTCGGTCTTACGCAAGCCCACCTTCATCTCGGTGCGCTTATCTCCGGGGAATTGGGCAAGCCGCTCCACAACAGGCCGGATAAAACCGTACTTGTCAGGGATTGGCTTGCCATCCTTAATGAACTCTTCTGCTGCTAGGTGTACCTCAGTACCGTAAACCGCCTCCGGTCCCGGTGTATCGACGACATCCTTCGCCACCTTCAGATGAAAATACTTCTTCGGGCATTGCTCAAACGTCTTGATGCTGCTGTACGACCATGCGGGCATTATTTTTTAGCTTTCGTGAATCGACCTTTGTTATCACGTGTATCATTCTTGCTGGCTTCAGCCAATGCTTTCTCTAGGTTTGTGGTCTGCTTCTGGAGCCCATCAAATACCTTCTTAAGGTCTTTCAAGTCCTTCTCAAGCAGCTTGATCTCGCGCTCGTTTTCTTTCTTAGTGAACTCGAGCTCTTTGATCTGTTTGGTCAGTTTAACGTAGGTTTTCTCGGCTTCTGCCAGCTTAACCCTCAACTCGCGGGCTTCACCCCATGGATTATACCAAGCCATAATACCCTCCTATCTAACGTTGCCTTGGAGCCGGTCTGCGACCAGCGTTGCATAGCCAGCGATGTCCACCCAGCTATCTTTGTGTGACGGATTACCCGTCAGAATACGGCTGATTTTTACTGCGATCATGTCGAGCGCCAACATTTGATCGGGTGCAAGATGCACGTCTTTCTGCGCAATCGCGTTGTGCATGACGCTCTTCAACCGGATGGCGATATTTGCGCTGAACATAAAGCTACCATATTGCTCAGCACGTTTAGCAAGGAGCGCATCCATTGATTCCTGTGCCATTTCATGGATAACATCAGCCCCGTCGGATTGCGGTGCCTCTTCCTGTTGCGCGTGGACCATCTTCTTACGGATAGACTTCACATAGGTGGCATGGCATCCCACCTTCGCTGCCACATACGCATCTGCGTAAGTTGGGTCCTTACTTAGCAACTCCATAACCTTCACGGCCTTCTGACCGTATCCACTATTCTTCTTCATCGTTTACTCCTTACTTTAGGTTGCCACCGGACTTCAGAATGTCACCATCATAGGTGTACGTGCCGGTGTGGGTGAGACGGATGAACGGGTGGGCATGGATTTTGCCTCCGTGCTTCCGCCATAATTCGCAGAAGTGATAATCCTCAGACAGCAACGCTCCGCTGTCGTCGATACTTGTTGCGAAAAACTCATGGGTGAGAGGCTTGGCATACTCGCCAGTCTCAGGGTCGAACATTGATGATGTGCGGTAGGTTGGCACATGGGGCATCAAGTCGAGGAACACTTGGCGCTTGATAAGCATGAAGCCTGTGCCGCCGTGGCGCACCTCAATGAAGCCCTCTTCGTCCGTCTCTTGATGGTCATTGCCGAGCATGTTGAACACGAATGCGCCAGCGTGGTCTTGCAGGTCGTCCTTGCCAGCACGTGCTGCTTTCTTAACGCTATCCCAGTTCACTTCCTTCTTGGGGTAAATGCCGCACGCGATGTCCTTATCTCCTGCTAACAGCATAGCCACAGCGTTCTGGTCGAAGCCAATGTCGGCGTCGATGAACATCAGATAGTCAATCTCCTTCTCAAGGAAGATACGAGCCAAATCGTTGCGGGCACGGGTAATCAGGCTCTCGTTGGTGATCTGACACCAGAAGCAGTTTACGCCCACCTCGCGCATCTTAGCCATCGTGAAGAGCAAGCCCTGCACATAAGCCCCGGTGCACATCCCGCCATACATGGGGGTGGCAATCATCATCGTTGGGATTTTATAGTCCGGATCAACCGGCTTTACTTTGATTTCATCCATTTGCTTGCTGCCTTTTTAGTTTGTGGTAGCGGCCTTCGACTGCGGAGATAGTCATGCCCATACGCTCAGCTATCTCGTTCTTGTGGATGCCGTAGTCCCACATGTTGCACAGTTCTCGGTCCATCTCCGGCGTCCATTTACGCGCACCCCGTTTTACAAGCGGCATCAGATGTCCTGCTCCACAAAGTCGTTGTGGTCGCAGTGGTAGAGAAGCCCACCAATCCAACTCATCCCACAGGTGTTACACGTACAGCGGTAGGGCGGACGCTTCGGGATAACCTTAACTTGTCCGATAGCTGTCTTGGCTTTACCTTTACCTTTTCCCATTACTTCTTCCTTATGATTAGCTGGTAGCCCATGTGGACCATCTCGATTTCTTCCGAGAAGATGTTAACGAATGCGTCGATGGCAGGTTTTGGGCGGTGCAGAATGTCCCGCGCATCACCCCAGAGATAGTCGTCAAACACCATGAAGCCGCCCTTGTTGAGCAGCGGCCAAGCCATACACGCATCGGTCAGCACATCCTTGGCGATGTGGCTCCCGTCAATGTAGATGAAGTCGTACATCGGCACGTACTCAGGCTTCGACACCTCCATCTGGAATGCCAACTTGCGGGCCAGCATCTCGGTCGAAGTCATCTTATACTTGTAGACGCGCTTGCGCTTTCCCTCTGTCTCCGCGTCTGAAGCAATGCGCATGTGGTGGGTCCGCTTCTCATATTCAGGGCCACCTAGAGCTACGTCGATATTATAATCGAACCGAAACTCGGTTTCCTGCATCTGCTCGAGGGTATGTTCCTCTCCACCTTCCCACGTATCCACAACGTCGATCCAATCGCCGGGACGCATCATGTTCTCGATGATCCAGACGGTGCCACGGCCCTCAAAGGAACCGATCTCAAGGAAAGAGCGCCGCTCAGGCAGGTGCTCAATCAGTTGCTCCCATACGGGCGGAGCCCATGAGAACCAGTCTTGGGTGAATTTATACTTAGTCATTCCATATGTTCCTTATCGAGTTCAGTATGCCGTTGTTTTTCATGTCGTCGATTGTGGGGTGTCGGGCTGCTGTTAATGGCTTCCCGAATGATCCTGCCTGTTGCATCAACCGCCGCTCATATTTGTGTTCTTCCTCTTCCTTGCGTCTACGCTCGTCACCATTGCATAGCTCATCCATCATATCTTCATGGATTTCTTTAAGTCGGATGGGACGTAGCGCTGCCTTGATAGCGGCGCGTTCTTCTGCGCTACCGTGGGTTTGCACCCGCTCCGCAATCCAATCCCAACGACCTGCACCAAACCCAAACTCTTCGGGGTGGCTCTCTATCCGCTTAATAAGCAGGGTCACCACGGGGTGTAGTTTATCCTCCATAGCTTGCTCCCATTTTGCTCTCACAGTTTAGCGGCAGAGCCGCTGCCCATTTGGGTCGGATGCGCATACACGCCTCGACATAGTCCCGTGCTTTCTCGGCTTCTGCTTCGGGGGCGATGCACCCCACAGCGTCATGCACCGTCATCACCACGCGCAAGCGCCGTGCAACCATCAGCATCTGCTCACCGATCACGATGCGGGCCAAGGCTTGGCATACATTCTCCACGCACTTGCCCCCGTATATCCGGTTAGGGATAATGGTCTTGCCCTTCTTGGTGTCGTAGACGATCTCTTCTTTATTCGACTTCTCGTCTATGTGCTTACGGATATTGGGGTAGCTGATCTTCAGCCCGTTCGGCAGTCGGATGCCGCCTTTCCCCTCAATCACCAGCACACCTTTGAGCCCCAGCGGAGCCGTGCGATCCGTCATCATGGCAACTAATGCTGCTTGGGCTTGCTTCCACAACTGCGGTATCTTGGAGTAAGTCTCACGATACACCCGGATGATATACTCGCACTCGCCCAGCGGTAGGTCCACACCAAAGGTCTTTAGCTGCGCCTTGAACTTAGCTGGTCCCATGCCATAGCCCGCGCCAAGGATGGTGTT